GGACCCGGAGGAGCCGGTCCTTCCGCTGAGGACGCATACTGGGCGGATAAGGCTGCACGGGAGTCTACTGCCGCGAATGCGGCGGAAGCGCGAAGAGTTAAGGCTGCTTCCGATAAACTTGAGGGAGAAAGAACGTCGGCTAGAGGGTACCTCAACACGCTGCTCAGCGAGTACAACATGCAGTCTCTTGCCGGTAGCGTGTGGGGTTTGGTTCAACAGTCAACCAACAACGACTGGCTCATGGAGCAGGTCCGCCTAACAAGCGACTACAAGGCTCGTTTCAAAGGTCTCCTCACTTTGCGTGGTCGTGGAAACACGGACATTCGTAACGAGGCAGAGTACCTAGATCTTGAGACTGACTACCGTAGTGCCTTCAACGAGGCTGGTCTACGCGACTACCTTGGTACTGATGGTAGCCAGAGTGAGTATGATTCTATCGCTGAACTTGTGGGTGACTACAGTGTTTCCGTTGAAGAAGTAAAGGCTCGCATTGGTGACGCTCAGCGTATTGTTGCTGATACTCCTCAAGAGGTGCGGGACTCACTGCAGAAGTTTTACAACATTGATCCTACACTGCTGGTTGAGTACACTCTTGATCCGACACGTAGCCAGAACAAAATCAACTCGGTGGCTAACGCAGCCGTCGTTGGTGGTTACGGTACGAGGGCTGGTCTTGACTTGGATGTTACTGGTGCGGAACTTGTCGGTAACCTTGCTGGTGATGCGGATATCAGGTTGGAGTCTTTGAACAGGAACCTCGTGCAGGGTGCAACCCTGCGGGATGCCACTAAGCGTCTGGCTAACATTGACAAGATGGAACTGTCTGACAGTGAAGCGTTGACTGCATCTATGGATGCTGACGCTACAGCCAAGAAGAAGGTGACTGGTTTGCAGTCTCGTGAACGCGCCCGCTTCGGTGGTGCTGGTGCTTTCGGTCCTGACGCGTTGAAGAGTCTCAAGAAAATATAACTGAATAAGGGGCATGAATGGAAAGCCTCGCTAATAAATCCCCATGTGGGACCTAGCGGGAGACGAGAGTTCGATCCTCTCCATGTCCACCATCACTACGACCCATCGGCCCGTAGGATGTATGAAGTCCGATAGTCACAGCCTCTGTCACCTTCCCCTAGGTGGCAGTGTGGGTGGCGATAACCTATCAATGAATAGTAAGGGAGTAAATAATGTCTGATTTCGATTGGGACGACGACGATACAGAGAACGCAGGGAATGAAAGTACTGGCATGAAAGAGTTACGTAAGGCACTCCGCGCGGAGCAGAAGCGTAACAAAGAAATGTCCGGTAAGTTAGATGAAATGCAGAACATGTCTCGTGATCGTACTGTCAAAGATATTATTTCATCGAAGGGTCTACCTGATAAGATTATCAAACTGATCCCTTCTGATGTGACATCCCCTGAGGATGTGGAAAGTTGGGTTGCAGAGTACGCCGATATTTTCGGTGCCTCTACTCCTTCTAACCAAAATCAGGAACCAGCGGTTGATGCCGCAGACATGAAGGCGTTGCAGAGAATCTCTGACACGCAGTCATCTGGACAAACATTCGACGGTGACTTCGACCAACTGGATGCTCGCATCCGGGCAGCGTCGTCACCTGAGGAACTGAACAAGGTCTTGTTCGGCAACGCGCATGGACCGCAGGTTGTTTGATTCATAAAACATTCAATTAAACATATTCACTTTGGAGGTGAAATCGCAAAATGACTGACGCTTATACAGGTACAACCGCTATGTCCAACTTGGTCAAGGCGGCCTACGATCGCTATGTAGAGTTTGCTCTACGTTCACAGCCTTTGTTCCGCAACCTTGCGGACAAGCGCCCCGTTCAGCAAGCAATGCCCGGTTCCAGCGTAGTATTTTCGCTGTATCAGGACATGGCTGCTGCTACTAGCACTCTCACTGAGGCGACTGACCCGGATGCTGTTGCTGTAAGCAACACAACCAATGTCACTGTCACTCTTAATGAGTACGGCAACGTTGTTCTTGAAACCAAGAAACTAGGGGAATTCGCGTTCTCTGACGTTGACCCTGCTATCGCTAACCTTGTTGCATACAACATGGCTGACTCTATTGATCGGGTTGTTGTTAGCACTCTTATCGGTGGAACGAACGTGTACTACGGTGGAGATGCTACTGATACGGATGAAATCGTTGCAGCAGATGTTCTTACCGGAGCATTGATTCGCAAGTCTGTTTCAAAGATGCGTTCAGGTAATTCGGTTCCTCGTGAAGGAATGCTGTACGCAGCATACATGCACCCTGAGGTTGCATATGACCTTCGTGCGGAGACTGGTGCGTTGTCCTTCGAGGACATCCGCAAGTACACCGATCCTAATGTTGGTAACGTCCTTAACGCCACGACTGGTGTTTATGGTGGAGCGTACGTTGTGGAGACACCACGGGCGTACACCGCTACGGATGGTGCTGCTTCCGCTAAGGTATACCGTACGATCATCGCTGGTCAGCAAGCACTCGCTGAGGCGACTGCTGTTGAGCCCGGTATCGTTCAGGGTCCGATTGTGGACAAGTTGATGCGCGCACGGCCTCTTGGATGGTACAGCCTGCAAGGCTGGGCTATTTACCGTCAAGATTCTTTGTACCGTATTGAGTCATCTTCAAGCATTGCGTAAGTGATGTTCGGGGGGCATCCGTGAGGGTGTCCCCCTACCCAATCTTATTGAAACTATTTTAAGGATCTTGCTGTGGCTGATAACCTTCCTGACACTATTGAGAATGAACTTCTTGATGCCCTTGTCGGTACTTCTACTTATAGTATTACTGGCGCAACTAAACTTCGACTAATGACCGCTAATGGTAACGATGCTTCTGCTGGTACTGAAGTTACTGGTGGTTCGTACGTTGCTCAAACTATTACTTTTACTTCTGCCGCTTCGGGTGCTATCGAGAATGACAGCGCGTTGTCGTTCACTGGGATGCCTGCCGTAACCGTGGTTGGTATTGAGGTTTATGATTCTGCCGGTACGGCTAAGCGTCTACTTTATGGGGCTTTGACTTCTTCCCGTACGGTGACTGCTGGTGACACTGTGCAGTTCGCTTCAGGTGCGATTGATATTACTCTGTCGTAATGTTTGACATTACAGAGGGTATTGTTGACGGGCTGGGGTTCCCCCAGTTCTTTGACGGTGCGGCTGCTTTTACTGCCGCATCGGATATGGTGAGTGCTGCTAACATTACGGCTCTTGCTACGTCTTCTTTGTCTGCTTCTTCTGCAATGTCTAGTTCGGCAGTTATCCTTGTTCAGGGTGCTTCTGCGTTGTCTGCTGAGGTAACTTTAACAATTACTACCACAGTGGTTAATGCTGCTGCTAGTCTTGTTGCGGGGCAGTCAAACATGACAGCCACCTCAAGTTTCCTCTTTGACGGTTCAGCGTCAATGTCCGCTAGCGTGGATTTGAGCGCGTCTGAGGTGCTTGTAAGGTACTTGGTACCTAGAACCCTCACAGGTACCCTAACCCTCTCAGCAGCCCTGTATGAGCCGTTAAACGTGCTTGTGCTGCCTGTTGTGCAGTACACGTACACTGAGGACAGGCTGTTGAGGCGATACAGCATAAACTCAGGTCAATCCCTACTCATCAACGGGACTACAGGGGTCATTCAAGACTTCGTAGCCCAAGAGGACACCCTCAATGCTGACTACTATTTTGCTGGCGGTCATCGCTACGTTCTGGATACGGCAGAAGTTGCGGCTGTAACAAACTCGGGACACGGCGACCTTATCACTATCGAAACCCTTTAAGGAACAGTATGAACTGTCGAACTGGATGCAAAACCAAGGATCATGCGACGTACGGGCAATGCCTGTCCGCCGCTAACGTTCGTGTCGCTGCAACCATGAACAACCCTTTCTCTGGCGATGTCAAGAAGGAACTGTCCGCATACCGGACGGCTAGGGTTAATGGTATCCAACCTGAAGGAACAACGATCACTAAGGTTCGTGAAGCGGAACGCGCCTCAACCTTACTTGGTCGCCCTTACAACGCTGACGTTGATCCTCCCGCTAACATGGTTGTGAACAAGAACGCGGCACGATTTATGAATGCGAGTTAATTGTGACCACATTTGATGAAATGATTGACGACACCCTCCTACACCTACAAGGGTACACTACCCAGCAGGATCAGGTAACCCACCTTACTTCTAGTGTGACAGCCGACGACACCTCAATGGTGATCTCGGACGTGTCAGCGATCTCTCGCGGGATCGCAGAAATAGGCAACGAACTCGTGTGGATTGACACGGTAGACCAGTCAACTGGGACACTCACCATTCCACCTTACGGTCGCGGCTACCGTTCATCCACTGCAGCGATACACGCCAGTGGTTCAATGGTCACGTCGTCACCAATGTTCCCCCGCAAAATGGTTGCTCAAGCAATCAACGACACGGTTAAAGCCGTGTACCCTGACCTGTTCGCTGTGGGTTCCACTGAAATAGACTTCTCCCCAGCAGTAACCACATACTCCATGCCCAGCGGGGCACTTGACGTGCTCCAAGTAGCATGGAAAACTACTGGCCCTTCTAAGGAATGGCTACCTGTTCGCAGGTTCCGCGTAGACAAGCATGCTTCTACGGACGTCTACGCTACGGGTGTTTCCGTGAGCGTGTACGATTCCGTGGTTCCGGGTCGCCCAATGAAGTTCGTGTTCACGAAAGAACCTACACCTTTAGTTAACGACAGTGACGTGTTCACTACAGTAACAGGGTTGCCTGCTTCTACGCAGGATCTTGTTCGTTTCGGTGCAGCCTACCGGCTGGTCCCATTCTTTGATTCCGCTCAACTGTCCGGTCAGTCTGCACAAGCAGACTTCTCCGCGACACAGCGACCTGCTGGTTCGTCCAGTGCACTGTCCCGTTTCCTTCTGCAAATGTATCAGGTTCGTCTTGCTGAAGAAATCAAAAGTTTACAATCCTCGTTCCCCGTCCGTTCGTACTACACCCGATAGAAGGAATAAAATATGGCTAGAAGGTATTACTCCAGTATAGCAGCGAAGACTACTCTCACTGCTGACATTAGCAGCGGTGCTGTTACTATGGGGGTTGCTGCTGTTGTCGGTTGGCCCGCAACGTTCCCGTACACGCTCATACTTGACGTGGACACGGTAACTGAAGAGGTCGTCACGGTGACGGGTCGTTCCGGCACCACGATCACTATTACTCGCGCATCGGATGGCACTACCGCCTCGGCACATAGTGCCGGTGGCACGGTACAGCATGGTGTGTCTGCCCGTGACTTCGATGAACCTAACGCTTTCATCAACGGTACTGGTTTTGTTTCTCCAACTCTTGCTGACGCCAAGGGCGACTTGATTGTTGCTACCGCCGACGACACGCTGGCGCGTCTCGCTGTGGGAACGGACGATTATGTTGTCACGGCTGACAGTGGCGAAACAGGAGGCATGAAGTGGGCACAACCGGGAGCGACACCCACGCAGAACACGCAGACTGGCACGACCTACACAGCGGTGCTACTGGACGCCGGGA